AGGAAGCGTCAACTTGTAAAGGAATCAATCCAGTTTGAAGGGTTGAGAGAATTGTATAAATTATATCTATCAAAACAATAAAAAAATGGACACACAAGACAAAATTTTAGCAGCTATTGGTACTATATTATCAATAGGATTAAACGTTACAATCGTTAGCGGTATTGGTTATATTATTTATCATTTCATAACTAAATGGTGGTAAACCAACCATACAAACCAACATACCTGCCGCGTCAAGTTGAAGCGTTGAACTTTCTGAACACCGATAGTATCGTTGAACAGTTGTTATACGGTGGCGCGGCGGGGGGTGGGAAGACGAAGTTCGGTTGTATGTGGCAAATACAACGTCGTTTGAAGTACGCAGGGACGCGTTCTTTAATTGGACGTAGCAAATTAGACACGCTGAAAAAGACGACCTTAAACACGTTCTTTGAAACGGCTGAGGAGTTTGGATTGATAGCGAATAAACATTACACCTTCAACGGACAATCAAACGTGATTAAGTTCTTCAACGGAAGCGAAATTGTTTTAAAAGATTTGTTCGCTTATCCCTCAGATGTAAATTTTAATTCACTTGGGTCGCTCGAAATTACTGATTATTTTATAGACGAATGTTCCGAAGTAACCGAAAAGGCGGTAAGCATTGTTCACTCGCGCTGTCGTTTTAAGTTGAACGAATACGGTCTTATTCCGAAAGGTTTTTTATCCTGCAATCCTGCGAAGGGTTGGCTTTATAATGAGTTCTACATTAAGAACAACAGGAACGAACTACCTTCACACCGCGCTTTCGTCCAAGCGTTACCGCAAGACAACCCCTTCCTTCCTGTTGCTTACATTGAATCGTTGCGTCGCCTTCCAGAGTACGACCGCAAACGTCTGCTCGAAGGCAATTGGGAATTTGACGACGACAGCGACAAGTTGTTTTCAACCGATAACCTGCTGCGTATGTTCCGCAATGAACTGATTGAAGGAAAGAAATACATAACCGCCGACATCGCGCGTTTTGGAAAGGATAGAACGATTATCTGCGTTTGGCACGGTCTAACTATTATCGATATAATTGAACTCAATAGAGCCGCGTTGGACGAAGTCGTGAACAAGATTCGAATTGTAGCCAAAGAACACAACATTTTACTTCAAGATATTGTTTGTGATGAAGACGGCATTGGCGCAGGAACGGTTGACTTTCTGAAGTGCCGAGGGTTTTTAAACGGATCTAAACCCAAACAGCCGCAATACCAAAACTTGAAAAGCGAATGTTACTACAAATTGGCTCAATATGTAGAGGAGAATCGGCTCACTATTTTAGTGAACGGACGCAAAGAACAAATCGTGAAAGAGTTAGAAATGATTAAACGACACCGCGCGGACGTGGAAGGCAAACTTATGGTCACACCGAAGGACGTTATCAAGAACCGTGAAGGAATTAGTCCCGATGTTGCAGACGCTATTATGATGCGAATGTATTTCGAGTTAAACCCTTCTTATGGTCAGTATGTTGTAGGTTAAAATAATTTAGCATACATTTACACAATGGAAGCAAGAGAAAAAGCACAAGAGTTATTTGACAAATACTTTTTGTTAACCGCAAACGCAATTGACGACAATGGTTCGTGGGTTGTTGTAGCGTTAAATAAAAGTTTAGCAAAACAATGCGCTTTAACTGCAATAGATGAATTGATTGAGCAAGAAAAAAAATATAATAACGGTAGTTTTTATCCGTCAAATTATTGGAAGGAAGTAAAAATAGAAATAGAAAAAATATGAAACAGACACCACTATATGAGTCTTTGAAAATGACTCACGACCGCGAACGCGAAATTGTTAATTCAATGGCGACGTATTTTCAACAAGGCAAAGTTCTTGGCGACATTCTCCTTGAACTTTCACAGCGTAAGGATATGAATGCAAAGGAGAAAGTTTATCTTGCGCTTATGATAGGTTCAATGATGTCAAAGCCGAATGAAGAAAAGTAATTTACTCACGCAAGTTGTCGCTGAATTAGAGGCGCGTGAAGCGAAGGGAATTGAGACGTACGGAACAACGTTAGACCGAACTGATTTAACACGTTCAGAATGGCTGCAACACGCATACGAGGAAGCGTTAGATCTTGCGTTGTATTTGAAGAAACTTAAAATTGAAGAAGATGAAAAATAAATTAGGAGAAATAACTACAATTTACCCTGCTGAAAAAGAAGTTGAAAATGATAATGCAAGCAAAGCGGATTATTTGAATGGATATTTAGCCGAAAATGATCCTGGCGAATGGGCTGTATTTTGGAATCAAAACTGTTCTTTTCAGTACATTGATAAATCAGTTGACACTTCCGAATTTAAAGTTGACGATGTTATTTATTTTGAGTTAAAACTGTCAACCGACGGAGACCAAGAAAATAAATACAGAGCGTTTCCAATACCTAAAAATGTTAAATTCAAAAAACATTCTTCTTTGGATTGGGCGTTTGGTCAGTTATGGGACAACAGAAGTTGGGGACTGACTAAATGGAATGTTATTTTAAAAGAAGCAAAAAAAATGTACGAAGAAGAAATGAACGAAATAATTGAACAAAATGCCAGAGAGCAAAACTAAAAAAGGAATATGTGTTTACTTACACAAAGACCTGTGGAACGAAATAGATGAGAAACGCGGAGAGAATAGTCGCAACACTTTTTTAAGTGAAGCTATTCAGTTCTCAATGAAGTTTTATGTCCCCGAATCTAAAGTAAAACACTCAGAACAAACGTCGACAAAATAGCGACACTTGAAGCAACGATAAGAGCGCCAGTACGGCGCTTTTTTTGTTTCTCCAATTTCTTTTTATCAGTATTCAAAGTGTTAATTTCTTCGTTCAACAACTCGGTCTTCTGTTCATAAGCCTCGACGACTTCTTGTAAGTTGTTTATCTTTTCCCCTTCGATGTTTATTTGTTCCTTTAAGTTGTTAATTACAAGCGAATCGGAAGCAATTACGCTATCGCAGGAGTTCACCAAATGGACGACATCCACGCGAGTAATAGTATCTCGAATAATAATAGAATCACGAGTTCTTTGATAGGTGGTTTTGGCTGTAAGTTGAGCATCTTCATAAGTTCTAAGTTCTTTATAAAGTTCTATTTGTTCTGCAAGTAAGCGGTCGTATTCTCCTGCGTTGTAATTTATAATGCTATCTTGTTTTTGTACTTCGATGTGTACATCTTTCGGTTCTTTATTTCCGAACCAATGATAACAAACAACCGTCCAAATAATGGTTGTCCCAATAAGCAACAAAGCAATTGCAAGTATATTCTTTCTCATAAGATTTGTCCTTCGTGTATTCTTAAATTCTTGACGCTGAATTGTCCGTTCGCACCCTTCTCAACGATAGCGAATCCGTGATTATATTTCGAATAAGGGTTGTAGTCGGGACTTAATTCACTTAAGCAACCAACACCCCAACAAGTAATGAACTTTCCGTTAGCGTCCCTCTCATTGTGTTCTGCGGTTTGGTGGTGGTGTCCGCACAACGAAGAAACTTTTGTCTTCAAGAACAACCCACGCGCTACGTTTACCGAAGGAAGGAATTGTTTTCCGAACTCGTGTCCGTGAAAGATTGAAAGTTTGCCGATATTCAGTTTGCTCTTTCCGTCAATCCAAGTAATATTATGTTTATCAAGGTGACATAAAGACGAAAAGTCGAAAGCGTCAATGTCGAATAGTTCGGGCGCTTTAATTCGCATATAACGCCAGTAGCGTTCTTCGTGGTTGCCTTCTTTGTAGTAAATATGCGCGTTAGGAAACTGACCGCGTAACGTGTCAACGAATTGACGCATCGCGTATAACTCGTCCTTAAATTTTCTTTTGCGTGGATCTTTGACAAAATCGCTAATCATATGACAGTCTAACGCATCGCCGTTTAGAATTACCGCGTCGCACCCTTGACGAATACCTTCATTAATGGCAACGCTTAACGCGTCGTTGTCTTGGTATGGGATATGAATATCTGAAAGAATCAAGAACTTCGAACCTTTTAATTCAACGTGTTTTCTTTTCTTCGCGTAAGACTTTGGAAGTGCATAAGGGTTAGAAGGTCTTTGTTTAGTATCTATCAATTCTTTTTGAGAGTTTGAGGTTCTACTATGTTTTCCAATTTTACCACGCACAGTTCGAACGTAATTTCTCGCATCTTCTTGCGAAGCAAATGCTTCTGGATATTCATTGAATAATTTTGAAGCTAAAGAGTGCGAAGGTGCTTCGGGGAATTTACTACAAATCTCCGCTGCTATTTTCCGCGCTTCTGTCTGTGGTCGTGCCATTCTTTGTTTTTGTAAATCGTTCAAGAACTGTTCCTGTAAACAAGCCACCTGTTAAAAGTGCGAGTGTGTCGAACATCGCAATAGGACAAACGTAATAGGTGAAGGTCGCAACGTAACTCAAAACGATTAAATTAATTATAACAAATATAGCAATTACTCGCTTACTTGAAACTTTTGAACACGAACTTAACAACGACTTCAACCATTGCTTCATAAAAACTTTAATATGAATTGAACGATTAAGCCACCAACAACACCAGCTGCTGTTGCGATACCGCCTAAACGAGCGACCTGCAATCGTTGGTTCTGAATATACTTGTCGTGCTTTTGAACTTTGCTTACAAGACCTTCAATTTTCATTTCGTCATCACCAATAAGAACGTGATATATACGGTCAATCTTCTTGTTCAACTC